GCTATACCCCGAGATTGGAACCAAAGACCAAGACGCCGCCAGAGAACAGGTGGTCGAATGGCTTCGGAACGGCGAGAAGATTTGGAGTTTTGACTCTTCATCGTTCACCGATAGGTTCCCGCTAGTACTGCAGATGAGAGTATTACATCAACTGCAAACAATGGGAGTCATAAACGAGTTCGACGTGAAAGCGTTCGAACTTATTATGAGCAAACCGTGGTTTTGGCAGACCACGGGGGAACTGCTAAAGTGGGAAGTGGGTCAGCCGTTAGGCTACGGCCCATCATTCGCTCTAGCATGCCTAACGCACGCAGCCATCCTAGATAACCTGGATGTTAAACAAACAGGCAAATGGATGGTCGTCGGTGACGACGTTGTCATCGCCGATGCGGACTTAGCACTCGAGTACCAAGCCTTCATGCAGGGGGCCGGTGTGGAGATTAACCTCTCCAAAACACTGGTTTCTGATGAATACGCTGAGTTCCTGGGTAAGCTAATCACTTCATTCGGAGTAAACCCCGCGATGAAAGTGCGGCTTATCACCGGACACGACCAACTCATAGATAATGTAGCATTCTATGGGAAGAGTGCCCTACCATTCTTGACCGACCTCGAAAGAGAGTGGGTGAGAACAGCATACCTCCCGGAAGAATTGGGAGGGCTGGGATGGCGTATTGACGACGTGCCCTACTCTAGTTTTCTAGAGGTAACAAACCAGGGCGTGTGGTCTCAGGCCAAAATGCAGAAGGACCTTCGGGCTTTTTGCGGCCTTTCATTGGGACCCCAAACTGAGCAAACAGAAGCGCACATGAACACGCGAGCCAAATGGTTCTCGCGCAACGTGGCTCCGCTATCTGCTGCTGAGTGGCAGCAGTTGGGTTTCGGTGAGACACTCGACGGTTTCACTGGTCTTCCGACCAGCTCATACCCGGTTGCCGATGTTCTGGCATCTGAGGGTCAGCTCCACAGGACCTTTATGGACCTTGTGGATATTGACGCATCCCTTACAGGGAAGTCGTGCTCAACCCGCCAATACTTTAACAAGTACGGGCATATTAGCGAATACGAGAAACCGTTTAACGGCCAATCGTCCACTTATCGGAGTAGTTCTGATGACAAAAGCAACAAAACCATCCGCAATCGAGACCGCTCAAGTCTCGTCTTCTCCAAACGACGCCTCGCAAGGCTCGCCAGGAGTTGCGAAGGACGCAACCGGGAAGAGATACAACTCCTCCTCACGGACGTCCACCCAATCAAAGAAAGTCCTGAAAGGAACTCCCATGATTCGGTATGACAGCAAAAGAAAGTCTTTGCTGTTGGTCCAAACATTTCAGATAGGAGATTTGACTCCGTCTGATGTATGTACCAGCCTGGACTTATCCAAGCTAACGAATCAAGAGCAACAGCGATTGATTGCTGTAGCCAAGCTCGTTTGTCAGTTTGCAAACGGCCACACAGTAACACGTGTGTCCCGCAGGAAACTGCAGGATGGTCACGCTCAAGATGAGTCCATGAAAGGATTATCCGAGGTGGAGAGAGCCCAAGAGGTTATCAATAAGACGCTGAAGATTCATGCGTCCGATGACTCTAAGGACAACGCCGAAGGTAAAACTACGGTCGAGGCCAAACTGGGTTAACCAGCATCTGGGGTCACAGGGAGTACCTTAATCTCCCTATTCTCGACGGCAGGGCGCTATGCGCTCTG